TCAGCAGATAGAATGTTTGATAATTCTGTTTCTGCATCTAAACCATGGATTGCTTTTAAGTCTTGAGCAAGTTCCATTGTGTATTCTGCTTTTAAAGCACGTGACTTTGCAGTTACGGTTGCTTTTTCGATTGAGAAAGCCATCTCAGCAAATGCGTTACCAGCAGCGTCGCCTAAAGCTTCACCTTCTGCTGTTGTATGACCTTGACCTCTAGTGTAAGTACCAGCAGATGAATCGTTTAGTACTGCAGGGTTTGTTCCAGAGTGTGCGTCACCTGATCCAGTTAGTGCTGAACCAGCTGCATTTCTTGCTGAAAAGTCTGTGTCTGCCTCGTTAAATAACGCTTCTGTACCAGACTGTGATGCATATCTGCTCTTCATTGCGAAGATTAAACCTGTTGGGCCAGTCATTGGCTGAACACCACAGATGTCGTATGCAATTAAGTTAGGCATAGAACGTCTAACGAGAGAAATTAGAATTGGATCCCAATTCGCAATAGCTGAACCTGTTGAGTTTGTAGGTGCAGCTTCACCAAGGAATGCTCTATCTTCTTTTAAAGCTTTCTCTTGGTTTTCGAGGATGACAGTTGTTACAGCTCTTCTGTAAGCATCTTTGATCTCAGGAAGATCGGCGTGCTCAAGAACTGGTTGCCACTTCTCTTGTAATGTTTCAGATAAAAACATTTGTTCTCTCCTTATTTTCTTTCGTTATAATATTTATTAAAACTCATACTTTTAGTATAGTTTCTTTGCTTTTGTTCTTGAGATAGCGGCTGAATATGCTGACATTGATTCAGACATATCAATCTGTCCGCCCTCGGCGTCATTAGTTTCAGTAACGTTGTTTGATGATACTTTTTCTTTTACGAAATAAGATTCTTTAATAGTTTCTAATTTCTCTTTGTAAGAATCAGCATCTTCATAATCGATACTTTCTACCAAACCCTTGAACTTCTCCTTCTCAGAATCAGCTAGTGAATCTGAAACGGATTCAAAGATAGATGCTTTAGTTTGCTCACCTACTTCTTTATTCAGTTCAACAATTTTTGAAGTTGCTTCATTTAACTTTCCTTTGAGTTCGTCAATCTCAGTTGCCTGTGATTCTAGTACGTTGTACTTCTCATCTGGAATATCAATGTAGTGATCTTCGAATAATTGTTTTAGACCTGTGATAAAGTCTTCAGCGATTTCACCTTTAACACCCTTTTCAATAGCTAGTTCGTTTTCTTTCATCCACTCCTCAACTACGTAGTTAAGGTAAGAATCTACTTTTTCTGTTAATTCAGATTTTGCAGTTTCTTTAGCTTCTTCTAAATTCTTAGCATATTCTTCTTCTAGTCTGTCGATCTCTGCACCAACTTTTGATTTGATAGCAGCTTCGAAGATAGTAGCAGCTTTTGCTTTGAATTCCTCAGAAAGATTGTCTTCGCCATTGATTAAAGCATCAACATCTTCTTTGACGTTAATCTCTTTAATTTTATCAGCTTCCTTTGGATTTTCTGCGAGTTCCTCGCCATCGTGTTCGACTTGGTCGCCAGCGGCAATAGATTCTTTAGGTGGTTTAATACTTGAAGAACCTTGAGAAACAGGAGCAGAATCACCTTTGTCAGCTTTAGCATTTACTTGATCCTTCGTAGGCTTCACATCTTTAGCGTAATCTTTCTTAGGTGCGTCTGGTGTAACCACCGCATCACCTGTATCAGTTACATCTTTAGATGCTTTTGCGACATGTGAAGGTTCTGGAGCAACTGCCTTTTTTGTAGGCTCATTAGCAGCGGCTTCAGCAACTTCTTGTGTTGCGATCGCTTCTAACTCGTCTAAGTTTTGTTCTACGTCTGACATTTAACTCTCTCCTTATTAATTCGAATTAATAATATAATATTTATGTTTTCTACAATTTTGAAAGAAAGGATTTGAACACAGCAGCTTTCTTTTCTGCGAGTTCAATGCGCCTTGCTCTCTCAATTGTATTTCTCATTTCGTGTATATCGACTTCTCGTATTACACCATTGTCCCATACCCACTCTTTACCTTCCATAATACCTTCTACGAAAGCATCTGGAGCAGATGGATCTGCGACAATGTCGGCAGCGGTTGCCAAGTAAAAATCACTTTTTACGTAGTTTGAACCGCCTTTATTCTCCAGCGACCCCATGCCTCTGGAAGAAACTCCTAGTTTTGCACCCTCGTCTATTAAATTTTTCACTATTTTTCCATAAGGGGTGTCCATAATCTTTGCTTCACCAATGAAGTTTTTACCTTCTGGTGTTAAACTTGTAATCATATGCGATACACGTTCTAAGTTGACAGTAGGTCCGTCAGGATGACCTAGTTCGCCAAAAGCACGTTTTGCCTCTACGAACTCTTTATTATAACGATTAACCTCTTTGTTTAAGGTTTCCATAGGATAGATGCGACCGTTTCGATTCTTCATATCGGCCTGCATAAAGATACCACGTATCTTGTAATTCTTTTTTCCGTTATCTGCTTCTTCTACAATGTATTCAGCAGATGATACTTCTTCCGTAATGAGTTTCATTGTCATTTTTTTTCTCTACTATTATTTATAAGTTTTTAGTGTTTAAAACTATACATTGTACGCAATTTTTGTTGCCCATGCAGCCGCATGAGTTAACGTATCTGTTGGTTCTTTTTCGATAAGAACAGTAGCATTTGCAGGAACGTATAGTGTTCCGTATGTTACATTGCCAGCTGCGTTCTTATGTGTCACTGCACCACCAGATGTTGCAGTTAATGAAACCATAGTTGCGTTACTGATATTATTAGCATTTGGATTTTCCACTGCACTACTAAGTATCTTTATTCTTGCCATTCTTCTCTCCTATTGTGACAAAATGTCATCTATAATTTTTTCTAATTGACGTTTCGCAGGAGACTTATCGATTACTTGCATCAACTTAGGCACGTCAACATCACCTCTACGATTGGTCGCAAAGTCCATGACTTTATCAACTTCTTTTCTTAGACGTGGTGCTAAACGTTTATAAGATTGTATCTTCTTATAATCGTCTTTACGCTCCAGTATCTGATTGTTCAGGTGACTGAACGCTATCGACATTCTCTGCCTCTCCTACTTCGTCTGATCTTACGAATGTTTTCGCAAGGTCTTTTCTTCTATCATCTAATGCAGCTCCAACTTTATCAGTTAACGCAGCTTTTAGATTTGTTTCTGCTTCAAGATTATCATCTTGGTCTAACGCATCAATCATATTCTTTACATGTTCACTCATCATTTACTCCTTAATAACCATTTTGTGCATCATCATTATATGGATCTTTGATAATGCCTTGATCAATTTCTTGTTTGATTTTTTCTCTTTGTTCTTCTACTTCTCTTTCTGTCATACGAAGTATATTTTTAAGAACATAGTCCATTGAAAATACTTTACCAACCATTTGATTGTTAAACAACTCTTGTGCTTGTTGTAAACGTGATTGACGAATCTCTTGTTCTTTCATCTCAGAAAAATATCCATCTTGGATAAAATCATACTTGATGTAATCACAGATACTACCCCAATCTTCTTCACTTACAATACCTTTGAGTATTACTTGTGTTCGTAACATATCAGAAAAGAGATGAACAAATTTCTTTCTTAATCTCTGAATGTATTTGGTAAACTTTAATTCATCACGTGAAATCTCTGTTGATTTACCTAACTGTAATCCACCAGAACCTTCACTATCTAAACGTGAGAAAGGTACGTTTAGTGATTGATATAATTTCTTTTGAAAATATCGAATGTCATCAATCTCACCTAGATTAGAACCACCAGGTAGAGTTGTAATATCAGTTCCTCGACCACCTTCTCTTGTCGGTAACCAGAAATCTTCTAACATAGACATATAGTTTCGATCATCTCTAATCTCACCAGTAGATGCATCATAGACAAGTTTATTTCTATATCTGTTCATCACATCTTTGAGATATTGTTCTGCTTTAATCTTTGGTAGATTACCAACATCAATCTTAAAGATTCTTCTTTCTGGTGCTCTTGAGATACGATAGATAACTAAACTATCTTCAATCATTCGTAATTGATTCACAGGTTTGATTGCCTTGTGTAAGTGTGACATGACAATATTTTTCTGTTGATCAACAAGACCTGAAGGACAATATGCAATTGCATCTGGATGTATTCGAACACCACCTGTATTCATTGCACCACCTACACCCTTTTCATTATAGACATAGTATTCTTCAAACTTAATAGGATCTGGTGCATCACCAGGTAACTTTGCAGGTCCGTCTTTCTTTTTTAATTCTCTAATCTTTTTGATTTTACGAGGATCAATGTATCGTAATTCTTTGATACCATCTCTAGGATTCTTTGGGTCGATCACTTTATGATAATACATACGACCATCAACATACCAACGTCTGAATATATCATGACCTTTTTCTTCAAATTCTAAGATGCGTAGAACTTCATCAAATTCATTTGCAATCTTTCTTTTTAAATCTGGAGAAAACTTTTTGATACGTTCTAAGTTTAATCGAACAGGAGGTTCTATTTCGTCTGATACGATTGCCTCGTTGACGATATCTTCAACAGCCTGATCACACTCAGGTTGTATTGCGACTTCTCTATATCGTCTAATTAAATCTGCTTCATCTTTGATCTTACCTTCAATATCAAGGTAATGACCAATATGTCCACCACCACCGATGACTGTTTGTGATCCGTCATCGACGGAGGGCAACGTAAAGTCTTGTGATGTTGCCCTCTCGTCCTTTTTTCGGGTAATAGAAAATCCAAATAATTCTGCCATACTATTATTTATACCCTTTTTTCAACCACTATTTTAAGTAGTTGTGTTAGATTCCCAATACTGATATCTCCAAGTACAGGTAAATGTTTCTAA